GAACTATTGCTTAATTATTCGTAATTGATTTAGCACTGATTGAATTCCATTCTTTTTTTAGAATGGAATAAACACGGGTATCTTCATATTTCGGGGTGCCGTTAGGATTGTTTATAAATGTCACAAATTCCTTGAAGCATCCTTCGCGGCGCATACCAAGGCGTTCGCATAAGCGTTTGGAGCGAATATTGTCATCTTCCACAAATCCATAGATACGCCGTGCACCCGCCTCCCGAAAAAGATAATCCAACAATCCGATAACCGCTTCACGAGCTAATCCTTTGCCCTCAAAACGTTTGTTGAAATGCCAGCCCACATTGTAAGTATCTTCATTTTCACGCAAAACGAAAACATCACCGATTATAAAGTCCTCCTTTTTCAAACTCACTGCATAGCGTTGCATATCTTTTTGGGAATACTGCATATATACGAATGCCGCCTCTTCAGAACAAAGGCGGTCGGCGGCAAAGCAATTCACACGAGGATTTGAAAGATATTCCAAAAGTCCAACAACGTCTCTCTTTTGAAAGTCTCTGATTACAAGACGTTCTGTTTCAATTTTCATACACTTTTTTTTGAGATGCAAAATTATACCCCTATAAAAGTTCTTGCAATTCAAAGAGTATCGAAGCGGATAAATTAAAGTCCGAACTATCCAAACTGACAGTTAAGACCGAAAAAAGGATAATCTTTCAAGTGCAGATCGGTTTTAACAAATACAATGTGTATTTCACCAATAGTTATTATCGTTTCGATAGTAATTTTATCCGTTTCAGCCTGTTTATCCTATCAACCAAAGGAGTAAAGCCTTATCTTTGCCGAATCAAGAGTAACTTTGCACCCGATATGACCCAAGTGAAAATGAAAATAATGAGTTGGAAGAACGGCCTGTTGCTATCTGCCGTCTCCTATGTATTCTACCTTGTCATGTGGTTTATACTCGATGACAAGACCATCGACCAATTGCCGGGAATGACAATCGCTGATTACATGGTCGATTTTCTGCTGTATATGCTTTTTACCTACATATCCTTAGGATTCTGTTTTCTGGTCTTCAGGGTATTGCCGTTCAGGACATCCTGCGTGTGGGGAATGGTCTATGCATCCTGCCTAATGGCACTGAACAATATCGTTGCGTTCGGTATGATAACCTTGTTCAATTTCCTATGGGACGAAACCGACAACGGGCTTCTCGACGAACTCCTCAACATGAAAGGCGCATACACCTTTGCCATGATATCTACCTTCCTGTCAAGCGTCTATGCCAACTCCTTCTACCTTCAGTCTTACATCAAGGCGCGCGACGAGAAACAAGCACTCGAAATGGCGCTGATGAAGGAAAAAGAGATCGCCTTGCAGTCGCAACTCGACTCGCTGAAACTGCAAATCAACCCGCACTTCATGTTCAACAACTTCAACAACCTGCTGGAACTGATTGAGGAAGATACCGAGCTTGCCGGAAAATTCCTGAGTAACCTATCGAAAGTGTACCGATACATCATCACCAATCTGGACCGCAATCTGATACCCGTTGCCGACGAAATCAAGTTTCTTGATTCATACTTGTATTTGATGAAAGTACGCCACAACGAAGGGGTCATTGCAAAAGTAAGTCCGGGCGTCAGACAATGCAAAGGTTTTCTTCCTCCGGCTGTATTGCAGCTTCTTGTAGAAAACGCAATAAAACACAACATCTTTTCATCTGAACATCCGTTGGTTATCAACATAAAGTTGTCCGATGATTACATAACCGTCTGCAACCTGAAACGACCTTTGATGTCCCCAATCGAATCAACCGGTTTAGGACTTAAAAATATCATAGAACGATATGCTTTACTTTGTGATAAAAAGGTCAAGATAGAGAATGCCGAAAACTTCTATTCGGTAAGTCTGCTCATCATAAAAAACATCAACCCTTATGAAAATACTGATTCTTGAAGACGAACAGCGCAATGCCAAACGCCTCATAAGGCTGCTGAACGATATTGACAGAACATTTATTGTTGAAGGTCCGCTTGCCAGCATCAAAGAAACAGTCGAATTCTTTCAATCTGGCAAAACCACAGACCTCATCCTTGCTGATATCCGGCTAACTGACGGTTTGAGTTTCGAGGCTCTTAAACATGCCCAGGCAACCGTTCCCATCATATTTACCACCGCATACGATGAATATGCAGTACAGGCATTCAAGTTCAACAGTTTTGACTATCTTCTGAAACCGCTGGATCCGGATGAACTTGAAGCGGCCATTGACAAGGCAGTCAAAGCCGGAAAGAATTATACCGACGAAAACTTGCAACAGCTTTTTGACGCCTTACAGAAGAGCAAGTTCCGTTATAGGGAGCGTTTCCTGCTTCCTTATCGTGACGGATATAAGACCGTGCGAGTTTCGGACATCAACCATATCGAAACAGAAAACAAGATTGTACATCTTCGTCTCAACAATGGCACTTCCGAAGTGGTCAATGTGTCAATGGATGAACTTGAACACCAACTGAACCCGGACTATTTCTTCCGGGCAAACCGCCAATATATCATCAATGTAGAGCACGTTTTGTTCCTCGGTAATTATTTTGGAGGAAAGTTGATTGTCCGTTTGAAAGGTTATCCGAAGACGGAAATACAAGTGAGCAAGGAAAAGGCGCAGAGGCTTAAAGAATGGATTGACAGGTAGACTATTCTTGCAAAAAGAGTATCAAATATATTTAGTTTGTAAATCAAGTATCTAGATTTCTATTTATCAGTTAGAAAGCCAGATACTTGATTCTACTATATTTTCATCCCTTTCAGTTAGTTCTTATTCTTAACAGATGTCCGACAATGACATGGTCGGCAATGAAGTTACCCGTCGGACTTCGTTCACTTGCCGAACTGCGAACCAAAGGGACATCCAGCTATACCATAGAATCATCCCGTCTTTGTTGCCACTTAGCCTCCATTTCTCTTGAAAGCTCCATTATCTCCCGGCTCAGCTTCACAAGGTCGATGGTGCACTCCTCCAGCTTGTAGAGCAACGCCATCGCCTTCTTCTCCGAGAAGTGGATGCGCAGCTCCTTGACGACCTGATTGTAGTTCGTGCCTATGCCACGGAACTGGGCATGGAAATCCGACAGCTTGGTGTAGTAGTCCACCAGCGTCTTGTCCACTTTCAGCACCTTGAACTTCTGTCCGAAGAAGTGCGCCTTGAGAAAGACGGCTTTCGCGTACACGTTAGATTCCTCGTACATCGTCAGGAATCTGTTCCATTCCACATCATCGAAGCGCACCATCACGCAGTGCGTCTTCGGGTTCAACTTGGGATTTCTCCCGTACTTGCTCTTCTTTTTCATACTTCTTATTTTTTCAATTTTATGGCTTGTCCATTGTTTAATCTTTGATTAATGAACCCCGAAATTATCCGACTGCGGAGGATAATTCTGCCCACGGCGGTGAAGGTGTTTTCAGTTACTTAGAATTATTCGGGTAACTGAAAATATATCTTGCTATGTCTTTGAAGACATAACAATCCTCCGCTTGTCGGATTGTTTTCCGAGTGTAATCACTCATCTTGGGTATCGGTTAAGCCGATGAAGTGTATTCACCAGCCTAACCGACTTTCTGTAATCCCGTCAGAGCTTGCGCCACTGCTCGATGTCGTTCCGATAGGTGTCGAGGTGCAGGCGGACGAGGTTTTCAATCAGCCCCGATGCGCTCATACCCTTTCCTCCGAGGAAGCGGACAACCCTGTCCAGTTCGTCACGCACCGTCTCGCTGACAAACACGGGCTTGCGGTTGATAATCTTGGGGACTTGGAGATAGGTGGCGCGGTACTCCTCCAGCGACAGCCTGCGCTGCTTGCTGCTGACACGCTTCTGCGGCATTGCTGTTTCCCCGACCGCCTCACTTGACGGTTCATCCGCCATAGCGGTCTCCGTTTCTTCCGTGACGGTCTTGCCGGGCTGTTCCGGCTCATCCGGCTCCAGGCCGATACGCCTGTAGATGTCATTCATCGACTTGGGAGTGTAGGATTCCCTGCGTCCCATCTTTTCCACGATTTCACGAGCCTGCTGCTCTGTAATGCTTGGTTCTCTCTTCATTGTAAAAAACAAATTGATTAAGTTATTAACTGTGGTCTTGGTAAGCACCTCGACCGATTATCGGGAGCAAAGTAAGATGCTTCAGTGCAGTCTGTCAAGCACTTGGGTTCTCTTAGGCAATTTTGTATGGTTTTGCTTTATGGTGATAGAAATAACGGTGCAGACTTCACCGTTTTGCCGGATGTATATAACCGAAAGGGAAAAAGGTTTAGTTACGGGTGATTTTGAATTAAGCTCTTATTTGGGCTGTGGTGTCCTTATTAAATATAGGAATTAAGGGCTAAGGACTGGGCGGATTGGGCAATCGGTGAACCATGCCTGTGCCAACCTCTACCACCCTGTGCCACTTGCTGCCAGACCAAATTGAATCCATTGCCGGATGCCGGATTATGTATTTCTTTGCGGGAGAAGGAATGATAGCCGCCAAAGGAAAAGTCGGTATCACGGACAATGACTACCGTATCAGCGCAACATGCTACCACTTCCGGGAAACCCATTGTCAAGTAACGGATTATACATTCCTTTGCGGCATAAGAAACAGTAACAACTAAAAAAAGACAATATGGAAATCGTATCAATCGAAAGAAAGACCTTTGAGGAGCTGGTCGCCAAGTTCGACCGCTTCGTCTGCCGTATGGATGCCATCTGCCATCGGCACGGCGAAAAGAAAATGAGCGAGTGGATGGATAATCAGGACGTATGCCGGATGCTCAATATCAGCCCACGAACCTTGCAGACGCTTCGGGACAATGGGACTTTGGCATACAGCCAAATCAACCACAAGACCTATTACCGTCCCGAAGATGTGCAACGTATCGTCTCCATCGTGGAGGACAGACGGAAGGAAGCAAAGTTCAAAGGCAGGACAATCTGATAACCGAATAGAGTAATGACAATAATTCCACTAAATCCAGAGTAATATGAACGAACTGATTAACAAAGACAACGAGTGGATAATCCACTTCATGGGCAGTCTTGACCGTCTGCTGGACAACGTAGAGCATCTGACTGCCAGCTACCGCCCGACACTGAACGGGGAGCGTTTCTTCACGGACAAGGAGGTGTCGGCACGGTTGAAAGTGAGCCGCCGAACACTTCAGGATTACCGCAACGAAGGGCGGATAGCCTACATTCAGTTGGGCGGCAAAATCCTCTACCGAGAGTCCGACATCGAAAGGATGCTGACTGACAGCTACCGTACCGCCTACCGACAGACGGCTATCTGATTTTCTTGAAAGAGCGCAGTTTGCCGTCTGCCCTATGTTTGCGACAGCAATGGTACAATAAAAAAGGAACGGCTTACGGATGAAGCATCAATGTTTAGCTTCGTCTGTAAGCCGTTCCTTCTCTTTCTTCTGATTTCCCGTCAGTCGCTTGTTTCCGTTGCCGGATGCCCAAAATGCGTGTGGTTGGCAGGGGCAAGGTTTTCGGGCTGAATACGCTCAACCCCGTTGAGGAAGATTCTGCCCGAAACGGCTATGCCGCCCGACCTTGCCAATGCTGTCAGAGCCACACGCTACCTTTGCATCCGTGCATCGGGAACAGGTGGCTGACGGGAAGAACCTCGACTATACCATAGGTTGCCATTCTTACCATAGGAAACAAACAATGTAACCGGGATTCCTTTCTTGGTGGTGCAGATTTCATTTATTACGAACCGCCTGAACAAAAGGGTCTCTTTGCTACATATTCTGAAAGCGATGGCTATAATCATTTCAAAATTATACACATCATAACTGATGCCGTCAGTTTGCTTGATATACTTCATCGTATCAGTTTCGTTCAACTCTTTGTTCTTGTAAATTGCCTGTATCATCTTGCGGATATTGCAAGAGAACACCCCGAACAGGTCGGCTATCTCGAACTGGGTCATCCACACTGGGGCTGTCGGTACGGTGACCGCTCCCATTTTACTGATTGTTATTATTTCTCTGCTCATAATCCCTTTATTTTATGATGATTATATACTGTTTTCTTTCTTTTCGCCAGCCGATATTTTCTTTCTTCGCTCCATCAGTTTGTCCATGTCTTTGGAGATTTTATCATCGGTTATCCGTGCATACCCCTGAGTAGTTCTGATGTTGGAATGTCCCATCATCTTGGCGATGCTCTCAATCGGTATATCCGCTGAAATCAGGAAAGTTCCGAAGCTGTGCCGACTTTGGTGATAGCTCAGATTTTCCTCCTTGCCTATGGCAACACCCATCTCGTGGATGTCAAACCAAAGTGAATCACGGCTTGGGAGAGGAAACACGGGCTTCTCATCATCGGTTGTGTTGTACAACGACAATATCTGTTCCGCTATGGGATGTAAGGGTATGAAAGCCTCCACCTTTGTCTTCTTGCGGTTGATGCGGATATACCGTCTGCCCTCCGCATTCGTCCCGATATGATGGGGATGAAGAAGTTTGATGTCCACATACGCCAGTCCCGTCAGGGTCGAGAAGATGAAAGCCCGTCTTGCCAGTTCCATACGCTTGTCATACATCGGGGTGGAAAGTATCTTTTTGAACTCATCGCGGCTGATGTACCTGTGCCTTGCCTCCGGCTTCGGTTCATACTCCAAGTCCTCGCAGGGGTTCACACGGATAATCTCCTTATCGACTGCCAAATACAATAAACGATTAAGCCAGCACATACATTTGTTGGTTTGGGAAGAGCTGAAATTCTTGCACTTCTTCAGGAAAGCTTTATAGGACTTGCCAAAATCCTCCGTCACTTCTTCAAGAGGAATTTCCTTTTTCCCGATTGACGCTATAAAGTCCGTCAGGTATTTCTGATAATACATGGAGTGACGGTAGGAAGAAGTGGAATCTATTTCCTCGGAATGTTTCTTCAACCGCTCCCGTTCCCATTCACCCATTTGCAATAAGGTAGTCGGATGGATATTATTCAGGGAAATATGGTTCTTCAACATTTCCGCACTGACCACTCCTTGCGATTTAAGTATCTCGGTATAGGCTTCCTCAGTCAGACGCAGGTATTCCCGTAAGCGGTTGTTCTCCCTGACGGTCTTTATCTCATTCTTCCTGCCGTTCCAGTCTTCGGGGCGGCAATAGATACCTGTGCTTATGGCGGTCTGCTTGCCGTCAATGGTTATACGGCAGAGTACGGCGGTCGTACCGTCAGCCCTCACCTTGCTGCGGTTAATATATGGCAATAATGAAAATGTGCTTCGCATATTGTTGTTGGATTTATAGGGTTAGTTTGAAATCTTGTGTCGCCTCTATGAACTTGTCCATATCCTCGAAGAGTTTTTTCGGACTGACACGGGCATATACTTGAGTGGTGGAAATGTCGGAATGTCCCAGCATCCGGCTGATGGTCTCAATCGGCACACCCGCTTCGAGCGTTATCAGCGAGGCGAAACTATGCCTCGCCTGATGATAGCACAAATCATCCTTGATGCCAGCCAATGCCGCCAACGCCTTCATGTGTCTTCTAAGATTAGGCCAGCGTAGTAAAGGGAACAATGTGTCCCTGTCCTCACTGTGATACTTTTCAATCAGTGCAATCGCTTCGGGAAGCAACTTCACGCTTGCCCGATGTTCGTTCTTCTTCCTGCGGTATTTCAGCCACAACGCTCCGTTATCGTCCGTGTACAAGTTCTCATCGGTAATGGATATCACATCCGCATACGGGACCCCGGTATAACACCCGAAGAGAAACATATCCCTTGCCAGTATGTGAGATTTACGATGCGGTTCAATTTCCACATCACGGATTTTCTCGAACGATTCACGGCTCAATGCCCGTGGGGTTTTATCCGACTGCTTGGGCAGGGTGAAATGCTGGAAATGGATTTTGTCTGCATAGCCTTCCTTATAAGCCAGACGGCATATTTTTTTCAGTATGGCAAGGTGATGTCGGACAGTATCTATTGCATAACCCTTATTCTCCATAGCGAAAACCTGATAGTCATGGATGAACTGTTCCGTAAGCTGCCCAAATGCTAAATCCTTGACCTTGTACTGATGCCCAATGAACTCACCAAGTGTCAGACGCATATAATGATAAGTCGAGTAAGAAGTTTTCGCACGGTCAATACCAATACGGGCTTTGAGGTCGTCACAGACAACATCAGTCATTCGCATGAGTGTCATCTGCGTTTCCATACTTCCTTGAAAATGATTCTTCACATCGGTGGCATCGAAATCCATTTTACGGCTCACAAGGTTGTCAAAGGCGTTGTTTACCGCCAACAACAGTTTCTCAATCTTGGTGTTGGTTTCCACCGCCTCCTTGCTCTTGCCATTCAGACGGCTTTCACAGGGATTCCACAGTTCGGGAGGGCATGACAGCTTGCATCCGAACTGCGCCATCGTGCGGTTGACGGTAATGCGTCCCATGATGGGAGCCTTGCCCGACTTGTCCAGTCCGCTCTTTTTGAGGTAGAGCAGCACCTTGAATTTTTCTACTTTCATACGCTTATATTTTTAAGTGCAAATTTACTTGCCATATAAGCGTCCCTTGATGCGCAAAACACTGTGTATTAACGCAAACAAAACGGTGGGGATTTCTTTTCATCGCTTTCCGTTACCTGTTCCCGTTTCGGTAACTGCCCGGCTAACGGTTTGGTAACTGAACAACCTCAATATTCCGTTGTCGTTTGCATTTTTTCAACTTCGCAAAATACCGAAATATCGCTTATTCCTAACGGTTTACGTTTAATCTATACCTGTTCGCTGTTGCTTGCTTTGCCGTGTATATTCCATACAAGCCGCCACAGCTTTGCCACACTCGCCTTGGCGCATGATGTCCCCATTGAAAATGTAGCCCGAATGCTCGGACACGAGGACATTCGGACCACACAGATTTACGCAAAGGTTTTGCGTACCACCATCGAGCGCCATGCCACCGCACTCCAAGGCGCCATCATCTAAGCTTTATTCATCTTCATCTAAAACACGATAAAACGTGCCTTTCAATAGCTGCGACATTCCACTCTCCTTGAATGTCGCAGTTATTTTTTCGCATACATACTTGCCTCCCCTTATATAATATAAGGCACGTGGGTTGGGCAAAGTATCAGACAAGAACGAAAACTGATACTTCTTCTTGCCATCTATTTTGTACAACACTTCGCGTTTCTCCTCCCACATTCCCTCATTCAAGCGAAGTGAAAAAGGCGTGACGAAAGCCTGGAACTCATCTGAGACTTCCACAAAATCCACCACAGGGTGCGGCATATACGGCTTGAAGTACTGCCCCCCATTCCAAAAGCCCATATATATTTGGTCAAAGTAAGCGTCCGTGTTCTTGTTCTCCCCATTGGCAATGGTACGGCTTGCCGCACCTTGCGCCAAATCACCTGCATCGTAGTCAATGGTGTTGGCTGACGTTGAACTGCCAAACACACGGTCAGAACGATTGCCACTTGAAGAACCGCTCCCATCTTCTGTCAGTGTCCAATTCTCACTGCTTCCCATCTCGCCACAATTCATGAAAAGCATATTGCCGTGACTGTCTCCCGTCCCCTCGATCCAAGCTGGCACAATTTTCAGTTCCAAGTCTTCTGCATTCTTGTCCGCAAAGCGTTCCCCATAGGCATTGACGGGGAGCAAACGATTATAATAGCGATACCACTTCGTTTTCGTCTTGTCTGAAAATCCCGAAGTACCCTCCATCACAAACTCCGATTTGTAGCAGTACATGACAAAGTACGTGCGGTTTTCCTTGACATAAAACAATTTGTGTCCATCAGAGCCATATTTGTAGCCACGTACATATTGCGTGCTGCTGGCGTTCGGTCTTGTTTGCCTTGTGTACACCCCACTTATTTTAAGCGACTTTGCCGCCTCCAATAAATCTGCCATTTTATCATAAACCTTGGCATCCTTACCATATTTGCGAATGTACCAATCACACGAATGGTACGCCCAAAGCAAACTGCCATTGTCCTCATACTTCACATTCACGCTACCCAAGTATTCCGACTTGTCCTCCTGCGTGACTTGGGTGGTATAACTGTCCACCACCTTGTCCAACAGAACCTCATCTGCTTCCGTGGCAATGGCATCAGAGAATTTAAAAGAAATCGTTTTCTGCTTGTGGTTAATGGTGAAATCCCCAAACAAAAATTTCTCCAGCTCTTCAAAGAACTCCGTCAGCGTCCAATGTGGCAAAGCAAGTGCAAAGTTATAAGCGCCCCATGCCGCAGGCAAGGTGTTGCATATAAGGAGATTAACAAAGGCAGAGTTTTCCAACGCCATGAAATCCCACTTATAACCCACCTGCTTGCATATCCTGTAAAGGATATACAGCAAGTAAGGCTGAAACGACAAAGCCTGTGTTCCCTTTTGCGCATTGGTTTCATGCGGCCAAATAAATTCATTCTTGTCTGCACTCCACACCATTTCATTCTGAATGTTCCCCGAAGTATTATTCACCCAGGGCAACGGGATCCAGAAATTATCAGGGTATGGGCGCATATCGTCCATGCAATGCCCTGCAACCGCCACGCGGCTTGTAGGATAGCCCAAATCCAGCTCATTCAAATAAATATCATCGAATGTCTCATCAAAGTTTTGCTCACTGCGTCCCTCCAAGAATTGCGTTTTGACTTCCACATCTGATATTTCCGTGATGGTGATGGTGCCACTCCGATAAAAGTCACGATCGCGAATTTCGCAATCGAACACCACCTTATTCTTTGCCACATCTGCGCGGTGGATATGCCCAAATATCGCGATGTTTTGGGTACACCCTCGCAAAGGGAAAGTGATCGTCAGCGTATAGCTGTCACTTCCCGTAAATAGTCTATTCTCAGCAATGAAGTCAAAGGACGTGCCTTCCTTCAATACGGCTTGTTGGTTGTTGATGATGATTTCCATAAGGCTTCTTATTTACGTCTTGATTTAGGAGATTTGTTGCGCATGAGGGTATCATACTCGTCTTGCGCTTGCTTGATGCCCGTGTCCCCTGTCACTGTGTTCACGGTAACAAAAGGCTCATTCAGCCTTTGGCTTAGTCGGTTCATTGTTTCTTCGTACCTACTAAGTACAGCTGCACTCTGTGCCAAAGCTGCCGAAGCGACATTGTCCGTGGGGGCTTGAATAATTACAGGTTGCGGTGAAGGCGAAGCCACCGCACCTGTTCCTATAATTGTTCGTGAAACATCATCGGCTCGCAAGGATCCGATGGTGTTCGTTCTTTGTGCATAGTCCAGCGCATTGATGAGCGGACGAGCCACAGGTGATGCGAGCAACTTTTGCGATGCCACCCATTCCCCAGCATGGACTACGCCCACTTCTTCGTTTACTCTGCCTTGCGGAGTGAAACCACCTTGTGCATATCCTTGTGCCTCACTTGCCTGTTGTTGCTTTTTGATCGCGGCAATCTGTATCATGCCCGCAGCAATAGCCATAGCCGCTGCAATAGGTGCCATGATATAACCGACCACAGGAATAGCCGCTGCCGAACCATAAGCAGAAATCGCGTTTTGGGCCGTCTGCGCCACCGCTTGAATAACCTGCATGGCAAACAACTTTTTGTTCGCCTCGTTCTTCGCTTTGGCAAGGGCGGCTTGTTTCTCCTTTTCAAGTTTCGCCACCTTGTAGTTGTTACCTTCTGCCGCAGAAATCTCCGCAGAATAGCGGGCATTGATGGCGGCTGTTTCCTTCTCTAGTTCCGCCTGGACGAGAGAAGAAACGCCACTGAATATCTCCCCCATGCCACTCATGACAGTGGAGAACGATTGCGTAACGGCTTGCCCGGCATCGCTCTCCAACCAATTAGCCAATTTTTCATTGGCTTTCTCCATGCCATTCTTTGTGACGCCAATACTATCAATGGCATATTTCTTACGCAAAGCCAGCTTTGCTTTTTCAAATGCTTCCTCAATGCGCAGTTTCTCTGCCGCATTGTCGCCAGCTGCTTTTACTTCAGCATGATATACCTGTTCCAAAGCAGCCATATCACTATCGTACTTAGTCAAACGTTCATCAGCATTTGCCCCAAAGTACTCCTCTTTGAGCTGCTGTTTCACTTGTTGCTGGCGTTGGATAATCTTTTGCTGATTGGCAAATACTTTGTTCTGATATTCCTTTTCAGCTGCCAAGCGTTCCTTGGTGCCTTCCTTGTAAAGCTGCACCACTTTGCGAAGATGTTCCAACTCAGCCAACTCCACGGCATCTTCGTAGGTCTTTGTGTCAGAAAGTCCATCAATATAGCGTTGCTTCAACTCCGCGAGTTGCGCATTATACGCTTTATCTTCTCGTTCGCGAGAAGCAGAAGTCGCGTTCTCTTCCTGTTTCTTTATAGCCTCCTGGTATTGCGCTTGCGCTTCCAAGAGGTCCTTAGCAGAAACGTCAGAACGCTCCATCTTCTTTTTCCAATACTGCACGTTGATCTCGTCCATGCGTGCGGTGTATTGCTCATAATCCTTCTCACCCTTTGCATAGGCAATGCGGTTGAGCGCTTCTTCTTTCGCTTTCCAATCATCGGGAGAGTTTTTGCGGTCAGTCTGCTTTTTCTTTGCTTCCGCCAAACTTGCTTCCGCTTCGGCTTTCTCCTCTGCGGTGATCTTCTTGTTAGCAAGCACTTTTTGATAAAATTCTTGCTCAATCTCCTCCATACGAGAGACATAAGCTTCATAATCCTTTTCACCCTCCATGTATGCTTTCTTGTTGAGCGCATTCTGTTCCTTCTGCCAATCTTGTTCCGCCTTGAACTTGTCCGACTTTTTATTCTTCTTATCATCGTCCACTACAGGCACACCGCCACCACCTCCACCAGTATTCGTGACGACAGGTTTATGATTGGTTTCCTCGGCAGCTTGTTTGCCGAGATCATCGCCATAAGTGTCTGTAATAGCTTTCTGACGCGCATTCAGTTTTTGCAGTTCCTTGCGTTTGCTGTTCGCTTTACTTCGTTTGCGTGCAGCTTGTGAACCATTGGCAATACCGCTGTAACTCGCCATTGTTCCGCCAGCTGTACCATAGCTATACATCGTGTTCGAGCTTGCCGATTCGATACTTTTTTGTTTGGCATCATACGCATCAGCTTCCTCGTCCAACTGCTTAATCTCCATTGTAAGTTTCGCCTTTTGTTTGCCAATCTCTTTGAGCAAATCCTTGGCACCTTCCAACTCATATTTCTTGGCAAGAGAGTTCAGATAGTCGTCCAAGGCATCCTTGTTCTCCTTATACTTACCCGTAGTAGCGTCCAACTGCGCATTATAATTGGGTATTATCTTATTGAGTGCTTGCACCGCCTTTTGGCGATCGTCCAAAGAAAGTTTCTCATTACGTGCCACCTTAACCAAGGCATCAATCTTGTTTTTCTCCTCCACAATACCTTCCTGACCTTTCAGGCGAACAGCAGCCAAAGCCTTTTCGCCCTCGGCAGCTTCATTCACCTTTTTAGTCATCTTGTAAATGCCATAGCCAAGCGCCACAGCAGCAGCGAGCAAAACACCCCAACCCGAAGCGAGAGACAAACCTTTTCGCTTCAAGTCCACCATAAGCGAGGACTGACGCGCCCAATTACCTTGCAGTTTCGCCAATACCAAATTGAAAGCAATATGCCCAGCTTGCAGTGTGTTCACCACTGCATGATACGCGATAGCCGTACCCTTGCACACGGCATGCCATGCCGCTTGTGCTTTAAGAGCTATTGCATTGGCTTTCACTGCGACAGTGTAAGCTACCACCATTGAAGTCAATACGATAATAGCTTCCTTGTTTCTTGCAAGGAAGTCTATTGTCGTACTCATAGCCTTCAGTGTGAGGGTCGTAGTACTGATTACGTGCTTCATGACGGGCATAAGTTTCTCACCCAACTCAATGGCAAGTTCTGTAACACGCTTTCTTGCCTTATCCAGCTCCGCCTCTACAGTCGAGTTCTGCACATTAAACTCATTCGTTACCGATGTGGCATCTTCAAACGACTGGGTCGCTTGTTCCTGTTGCCACTTCACCATTTCCACATTGCCGGCTAAAGTCGCCAAAACCTGTGAGGCACGGGCACCATTCTCACCCATGTTTTTGAAAACAGGAGCGAGAACGTCCATGTTGCCCAACTCCTTCAACTTTTGAAGGAGCATAAGTAACCCTTCATTTGTAGAACGTTTGAGTGCTTTGTTCAGTTCGTCCAAATCCATGCCCGTAGCCTTTGCAATCTTGCTTGGCTCCTTAAAAAGGTTCATTATCAACTGAGATAAAGCCGTTGCCGACATCTCGCACGCTTGACCTTGGCTATCCAACACCGCTGCAAAAGCCATGATTTGTGGAATAGTCATACCAGCTTGCGCACCCACACCAGCCATGCGCTTACCAAACTCCGCGAGGTAGCCAGCACTTGCCGTACAATTTTGTGAGAGGTCGTTGATAACCGAGCCAACAGCAAGTAAGGATTTTTCAGTTCCCAAGCGTGCTTCATCACCGAATATATTTGTCAATTTCGACAAAGTAAGGGTTGCCCCGTCCCCGAGTTCATCAAGCGCCACATTGATTTGGTCAGCAGCTTTGACAAAGCCCAAGACATCTTCTTTTGAAGACTTTCCGAGTCGCCCCGCTTCCTCTGCGAGTTTGTTCAAATCTTCACGGCTTGTACGCGTGTCCATCTTCTTAAAGTCCTCATTCAGTTCCTTCACCTCGTCATCAGCCAACCCCGTAAACTTGCGCACATTCGCCATTTCCGCGTCCATCTCCGCAAAAGCGTTCACTGCCTTGCGTCCTGCCAAGACAAGTCCCGTGCCGACAGTTGCCACCCCTGCAATGATGTTGCCCCACTTGTCCACAAAGCCATTGATGCGGTCCACAAGTCCCACATGCTCCTTTTCGGTCTCCCTTAGCTCCTCATTGACATTCGCAATTTCAGCCTTAACGCGCTTGATACTCTCACACTGCTTGTTCCACTCGTCCGTACCGCGTTCGATGCCGTTTAGTGAGCGTTTCAACTCCTTCAACGTTCTGTTCAACTCTTTTGGTGAAGCTTTGTCTAATCTTTTCAATACATTCTCCACCCCTTGGGTTGCACTCTCAATTTGCCCAATCTGGCGGCGGGTCTGCTTTAGTTCACGCTGGAACTTCTTCAGCTGGACTTTATCGCCCGCAGCTGCTGCCTTGGTTATTTTATCTTCGAGGTCGCTCGCTTGCCGTTTCAACTGTTCGAGCATATTTTGCGCCTGTTTGCCGTTCACTGTAAGCGTGACCGTAGCATTAGCGTTGATGTCTGACATAGTCTTTCCTTTTTAATGTGAGTAATAAGTACAAACTTAGCCATGCGCCAAAGAAGCAAAAAAGACGATGTATCAAGGCACTTCCACTCCCAAAGTGGGCGCGATTTTTGAAGAAATCCGCGTTTTGTTAAGTAGTAGCAAAACAAAAGCCTTGATACAGAAGTCTTTAGGGGATTGTTAAGGGGTTTCCCCTTAACCCCTCCGTCGGAAGACCCCCCGACCGCCCTACATCGTCAAACCACGAACACCCCCACACCAAAGCGGAATATGTAAACATATCTTAAATAATGCGTTTCTTTGAGTTCCTTTGCCCCGACAAAAGCCCCCAAAATGCACGAATGCCGAAAAGGTTGAACACATTGAAAAGGAAGAAAAGGCAACCAACGCACACACCACACCCACACAACAAAATACACCCGAAGTTTCCACGAATGCCCCCGAAGTTTCGCCAAAACCACGATTGCACACTCCAAGTTTCTCATGTGCATAGATGCCAAGTTTCCACCTACTCAACAAAGCACCCCGAAGTTTCACAATGCGCCAAAATCCAAGGTTTCGGACTATCTAAAACGACCTTCCAAGTTTCCACCTACCCAACAAAGCACCCCAAAGTTTCACAATACGCTCAAATCCAAGGTTTCGGACTATCCAAAACGACCCTCCAAGTTCCTTTATACTCATGAGGTTCGGGAGTTTCTGACAATCCCACACCCCTAACGCACCCGACCAAACACCCACACCACACCCCCGAAGCCTTTTGGGGTCTCTGATAGCCTCCAAAATCCGCTACCTTTCAAGGGAAAATTTCACACCTTGGGGTCTCGACCGACCACCGCCCGCGCCACCGCGAACGGGCGGTAATCCGTCTGTGTGCGTGCCGAAAAATGCCTAACACTTTAGCAGATGTTAATTTGCCATAGTGTTAGGCACTTGAAGGCACGTACTCAGACGACCGCTGACGGGCATAAAAAGTGTGTTGTCGTGTTTTAGCGGACTTGTCCGCCATAGCACGACAACACGCTTTGTTGCCTAAAAAAGCCACATTGTGCGGTAAAACGGACTGGCGAGGCACGTAGCCTGTCCGCCAACAATAGAGCCTGCATCTTCTTTCGAGGTACGAGAAAGGTGATGTGGGCTTGACGGACTGACTTTGAAGCATGAAAAGTAGGTCCGCGCATGAAAGAAGCCCAACCTCCCTTGAAGTATGAAAGGGTGGATTGGGCTTGAACGGAATGGCTTTGAACCCTGAGAAGCCTTTCCGCTGAAACGTGGGCTAATCTCCTTTGAAGTATGAAAAGGTGTTTAGCCCATTAAAGAAAATCAAGCATCGGAGTCCCGACGATGGCACCACCAAAAGGCAGCTAAGGCTGCAAGGAATACCAAGGTCAAGATTAACTTGACAGGAAAAGTCCATGGTCTCGCCATGGACTCCTTCTGCTGAACTTGTTGTAAGGAAGATTGCCGAGTCGCAGCGAGGCTGTCTTCCTCCCTTGCCTCTGTCTTGGTGCTTTCCTTTCGGCTTGACGAAAGGTGTGCGCCATAGATACGAATAGATTGCGGCTTTTGCCGGGAAGTCCTTTGTGCCTTGGCGTTAGAAGCACCTTGCAGCGCATGGGGAGCTTCGATAGTTGGAGTCTCTGCTCCAACCCCGAAGCTCACGATGCAGCTGTCGAACAAAAGTTCGGTGTGCCGCCACACCGAATCAAAGCTTGACGTTTGCCACTGATGCCGCTGCACTTGTACAGCGGAGTCCGTGGCAAACGTGTTCGTGCTTGTGACTTTGTGCGTACTGCGGCACGAAGTGAGTAGGCACAGCCACATGATTATGGGAAAGAGACTGGCTTTCATAGGTCCTTCTGTACATTGAATGATGGGCAAGCTTTGCTTGAATACTCGTTATGCCCATGCACAGTTGCATGGGGATAAACGAACTGAAGCTGCTGCACGAGTTGGCGAAGTGCCTGCTTCTGTTGTGGCGTGCGTGTGTCCTTGGGCGTTTTTCCGTCCTTGGCCACACCACCAATATAGCAGATGCCAATGCTGTTGGCATTATGCCCCAGGCAATGGGCGCCAGCTATGTTCTCAGCACGTCCCTTGTGGACGCTGCCGTTCCGATAGATGACATAGTGATAACCTATATCAGCAAACTTGCGTGCCAAGTGCCAACGACGAATGTCCTCCACCGTGAAGTCCTTGCCTTCGGGAGTAGCAGAGCAATGAATGATGATTTCAGTGATGCGTCGCATAGTTTAGGAGTTTAATAAGTTTAATGAGTTTACGGCTGCGCTTGGGTGTTTTTTTGAGGTTGCGAGTTGAGTTTCTGCTCCTCGTCCTTGATAGCCTTGTCAAGCGTTTGCATGATCTTGCCTTCAAACTGCGTAACCTTGCGTCCATAATAGATGCTTACTCCGAAGATTGAGCCAGCATAGATGAGACATTGTGAGAAAATCCACAGGACAGAGTCCGAGATTTCGCCTTTGGGCGGTGTGATGAACCCTGCGACTGCAAGGGCATAGCCGCCTACGAGCATGGCGAGGGCGGACCAAAATTGAATGCTTACTTTGGGTTTAGTCATTGTTCGTTACATTTAGATATGTATTATCAAGCGTTCAGCTTTGCCTGAACTGTTTTCATCTTGTTTTCCAAGTCGTCCACGCGCTCGCCAAGCGTCATGATCATGTTGTAGAGGTTTACCAAGTCTGTTGAAGTGGCGTCCAGTGTCTTTTTATCCCCCTTGCTCATGAGACCGTCCGTTGTGGAACTGGCTAACGGAATGGCATCCGTGTAAAGCGCATTGAACTTCATGCCGAACTGCGAGAGCACGTACTTGTTCGTGTTCACGTCCCATGCCATGCGGTCAGGGAACAGACAACCCCAGTCCTCGGCATAGCTTATCGTCTTGCGGTCGCTGCCCGTAAAGTAGATGGCACGCTGGAACACCTTGGCGTGGTTAAATATGATTTGTCGGCAGTAGTCGTTCTCGATATTCTGAAAGAGCGTGATGCTCATGTGCTTCTGGTACGTGAGATGCGCCACCACAATTTCGGCATTGCCCGAAATTGAAGGGTCGCGCAAGGCATTGAGCGCAGCTGTCTCTTCCAAGAAATTGCCCAACTCCTTGACGCGCGTGTTCAAAGCCTTCTGCACATCGGTCACGGCACGTGTGGTGGTCAATCCCGGCACGCTTGCCGTAGCCATAGGCAATGTGACGCTGAACAGTTGCGTGCCTGCGGCATTGCTTGCCGCTAACACGCGCGAACTGCTTGTATAAGCAAGGGAAGTGGCTATGGTGTCTGTGACAGCGGACACCGCCTTGTCGATGGTACAGACGTGGTCATAATACTTGTTGAGCTGCTGCACCTGTGCAGCGGTCATCACGCCCGCACTCGAAGAGGTGGCGGCAGGGAGGGCAAAAGCATTATTGATGCTTTTCAGTTCCCCCGTGCCCATGTTCAGGAGCGTGGCAGAAAATGCCACACTCACCTTGTTCACGTCCCCCAACTTGAAGTGCTGAAGGACTTGTTTGGCTTCGCCCAACTTGGTTTTCCAAGATTTTAGGGAAGCAATGTTTGTGTTGCAGTTGGAGATGGCAAGCTTTGCCCTTGCCATGTCCTCGGTGCAACTTGTAAGGCTCTGCACCTGTGCAGCGGACATCACCCCGGCTTGTGCGGTGGTGGCGGCTTTGAGGATTATGCTGTCTGCCAGACGTTGCAGCACGCCACTTGCGGTATTGCCCTGAATAACGGACAGACAGACTTTGTCTGTGCCAACTGTTCCGAGACTGATGCTCTGCAACAGCGTGGAGAGTTTCAGAAGATTGGTTTTCCAAGCCGTGAGGGACTGCAAGTCCGTGTTTCTTGCGGCAGCAGAGAGCAAGTCTGCCAAGGCTTGCAATATCACGCCCAAGTTCTCGGGGGTGATGGCGGCTTCGGTGCTTAATGCCCGAAAAGCCGTGATTTGCTTGGTTATGTTTGTCGTGTCCATAAGTTGAGTTTTAAGTTTGGAGGTTATGAGGTTATAAAGTCAGTAATGCTTGCAGAGGTGATCTTATAACCTTAAAGCTCCAAACTATTTAGTGATTGTATCTGAGATACTTGTCGTCCAAAGATTGGGCTACCACGCCCACAAATTCTTTTGCCATGTTGTCGGCAAGGAAGTCCCTTAGGTTCATGACGGAAGCATAATACTTGCGAGAAAACCAAGGTTTCTTTTTGCGCTTGCGCTCCCTGCCGATGTCCCCATTGTTACCGCGAGGGATCTCCTTACCCGTACCAAAGTTCTGCCAAAGTCCGTACTCTAAAAAAGACTGACTTAACCCGAGTTCAAGGAAACGACCATCAGCCCTTAAAGGCAATGCTTTGGGCGAAGCGAGCAAGGCGCCTGTGTCAATCACATCGAGCAAGGTCATTTGCTCTTTCCATATTTTGAGCATGGTTTCGTTAAACGCAGAGACAAACTTCTCACGTTCCCTTAATGCGGCTTGTTCTTGATCATTCCCATTCATCGGCATTATATCTTAAATCCGTAAACGTGTCCACTGCAATTTGGAAGTAGGCACAAGCGCAGCCCGAAAAGAAATACTCGTTCATTTCGTTGAACGTGATACGTTCATCAAGGTAAATGCACGATTGTTCTAATCGTGTCCGTTCAAGAATGAGTTGGCTCATGAATTGACGGAACAACTCTCTGAGTGTTTCCATGCAGCAGAGCCTTGCCTCCATGTCATCTATGGCATGGCGCATGGCAAGAAAAATGGTTTTTACGCGCCTTGTGCGTGGCGTGTTGGCGAGAGCGATATAGCCTTGGCTCATGTCGCTCACGCAGACAAAAGCCGTGGTGTTTTGCATGGTTTGAAGCGCCTCTTCAAAGCCTTCCAAGCCAGACACACGGCAGAAAGAAAAGCCTTGTGCGGTGGCGAACTTGTTGCGTGCCGTGAGGTCACGGAAGAAGTTTGTGGCATTCCAATTGAGATTTGATTTCATAAGGTGACATGATTAGATATTTATTACTATCTTTGCGATGTGAGGGATGGGGCAACCTTAAGAGACCCGCTCTCATTCCAGCCAAGGCATTTGCTTTGGCTTTTTTATTTAAGTTGGTTACGTAGTTCTTGTGCTTCTTGTGCCTTGGCATCAAGTTCCGTCAAGGCACGCCAGCAGTCCATTTGCAGAATGGCGGCCTCCTTGGTGATGTCGCCTCCTGTTAGCGCACGGATTTGTGCGTTCATCGCCTGTCGTAGTTCCTCTCCGACCCCCAAATCAGCGCTCCCCAAGAGATTGCTTTTCTCTTGGGGTATGTTGGTGAAGAAATGTGGGAACATACGGGTGAAGTTCGCTTTGACGGAAGCGAACCAATAAAATACAGAAAGCAGTTCTGCTTTCTCCAAACAAGCTTTGTCCGAAAGTTTCGGATAAAGCAAATGCGCCATCTCCGCAAGGCATTCCATGCTTTGCGTGTGCAGGAAGCCTTGGTAATAGTTCTCGCAAGCGAGATAATCCTCAAAGGGGACGGCTTGCAAATCGGCATTTACTGCCGATGCACCGCCAATGACAGAAATGCGCACAGGCTTGGGAGCGAAGCTCTCCAAGAACGCGAGTTGTCGCGCAGCAAAGGTGATTTGCCAATCGGCAAGCACCACTTGGCGTTTGCTTTTTCTGTCCTTGACCAAACAGGAGTGTTTGTCTGCATGACAGAGCACAACAATTTCAGCCCATTTGCAAACGCAAAGGGCTAACACCTCATTCATCGGCAAATCACGTGCGACTTGTCGGAAGAAAAACAACATTTGTTGGTCGGACAGTTCCGACCATGACTTGGGTAGGGATAAAGAAAATGCTTCCATACTGCGAAAGTATGGAAGCATTGAATCGGGAGAAAAGACAAGTTAGAACCAATACCCACCTTTTCTTTTATCATTCTTGTACCCATGATTTTCAAAGAGAGCAGCGGTCTCCGACTGCTTCCATTCCTCAAAAATGCCATCGGGAGCATTGCGGAGGGCGTTCACGACCTCTATGCAAGATGATATGGGGACTTCTCCTTCTTCCCGTAACATATATAGTACAATGGCAAAGATATGCCTCCAGGCACGCTTGTAGTGCGGTGCAGATGGGGGCTCGCCCCATTTGCCCAACAACTCTGCTTGGCGCAGAGTCGCCAAGAGTTCACAGGAGAAGAAATCATGCGCCAATCGTTCCTCGATGGCGATGAGTTTAGAATGCAGTTCTTGATAACGCTGCCAAAAGTGGTCGGTGCTGCCGAGTTTCCGAGGCAGATCCAACCACGGGTAAAGCGTCTGCACGAAGTATTGGCATGGGTCGCTTGTCGCCCATGCCGTTTCCTGCGTCAAGAGCGGAAGCAATACTGAAAGTGTGTCATCACGCATTTTCTCCAACGACAGGAGCAAGCGTTCCACGCGCTCCTTACTGGCAGGGGCTATATTGGTGTTTGAAACAACACCAAAGCCATTGGGTGTAAGCACCAAATCCAACTGTGGCACGGCATGAAGCATCGCTTCTGCCACCACAGCCATACGCGCGTAATGCAACAACTTGTTGTTCGCATTATCTGAAACAGAGAGCAGTTCCGTAAGGACTGCCTCAGAAAGGAACGTGGTCGTGAGCCACGCTTCCGCCACTTCCAAGTGCGGAGCAATTTTATCAAAGAGCAAGGTTTCGCCTTGCACAGACTTCAAAACGTTCGGAACGAACTTTAGAAGGACCTCGTTGTTAGGTATCAATTGGCTCATTGTTCATCAGATTTAGGATCCACACTAACGACTTTTGCATCTCGGTTCTCGTCCAACGTGGTAAGCTGGATAAACGGGCAGTCAGGATAAGCCCCGTCCCACCTGTTAAACCTTATAATCAGTCGGTGTACATTAAACAAAAGGTCGTGATACGGCTTTTGCAAGGCTTGTGCAATCGTATAAAGTTCACGCTTGTCGCTGCCCGAATTGTTCGTTTGTGATTTGCCCGGCACAGAACCCACAAGGTTTGAGTGCACACGCATGGTAAAGCACATCATGTTCACCGCTTCGATGATGTCCGTAGCCCAATCACCCCCCCTCCTTGTCCGTCTCAATCTTGTTAATCACCACATCATGCTGTTCCTCTCCGTTTGGAGACACATAAAACTCCGAGAAAAGCACCTTGCCCGAGTTCTCCATACCCGTGAGAAAATTGATGATGTTGTCCTTCTCCTCGTTCACGCGCTCCTGCTGCTTCACGCGGTCGGTAATGCCCTCTGCCTTGAAGATGTTGCTCCAAAACGATTTGGCAATCTCAATGTGGTACTTGATAGGCGCAGAGTTTTTCAGTTTCGCCTCCTTTGCCACCCCAATGAGCTGCTTGATGTTATACCACTTGCCCTTGAAGAGCGAAGCATAATAAGGAATGGGATAATACGTGCTGTCAGGCGTCGGCACACGGCTGACCACGGCAAACTTGCGTTTGCCCTTCTTCACCTGTGCTTGCAAGTCCGTCCAAGGACTTTGCGGATTGAGCAGTGGAATGATCTCCACCTGTTCCGCCCGCACCGAGTTGCGCCAATTCGCGTACAACACCTGTGGTATCACACCCTCCTTGTTTGCTGGCGCAAAGCGCACATAGCAAGCCTCCTTGCGCAGCACCCTCACCACCTTGTTGCCTTGCTCATTGAGAATTATCACACTCACGGCAAAGCCGAAGTGTTTGAAGTCCTGGCAAGCACCGAGAAAATAACTCGCCATGTCGTTATCCAAGAAGAACTCCTCGACCTCGTTCACCACTTTCTGTTTGCACATTTCATCAGTTTGATACACCAAACCGCTCCCATAGCACACCTCTGCATTAAACATCTGGCAAGTGCTCAGTGTCTCATCACTCTCAATCAGATTGATAATGTCATACGGCATTTGGTCGTCCGCTCCCCAAGGCATATAGCTCACCTTGTCGCTCACATGGCGCGGTGAAATCTCCTCCGTCTCCTTGAAAACTTCGCTGCTCTTTGTGGTGAACGCTGCTGCGGCATGATAGCCGGGCAGGTCATTCACGCCTGTTATGTGTAAGTAATTGAAATCGCCCATAGTTTTGCAAATTAGCTTCTGCAAAACTATGGGCGATATGTTGTTTCTGAAAAGACGGGGCTATTCAATAGCAAATATCGCAAGGTCTTCTGCCATTCTTCACTGCTTTATATTGTGGAATTTCTTTTATCTTATGGCCTTTAATCGTGTAACAATCCTCTGACGAATGGTAACATTCTCCATGAGGAGTAATATAGACCTTAGGACTATTTTCTATTTCGGTACGTTCCTTTAAGTCCCAATAAGGCATACTAGATACAAATACTAGAATACTCAACATTGGACCTAAAGCCATTGCCAAACATCCAACGGAAAGTCCTTTGTATTCTCCCCACCATTTTATATACAAGTCTGTAATTTTGGCAAAGGTAGACGTAACTATTCCAAAAATAAGCAGTCCTAAGCAAAAGAAAAAAGCTGCACCTGCATATTTCAACTCAGCAAACCACCATAAGCAACCTAAGATTAAAAGGAACAACATTATGAAAAGCGCTCCTTTGACATATTTTTTTATTTGCTTTTTCTTTTCTTGCCTAAGTTCATCCTCAGTAGGAGGCTGCACCACGCGAGGTGGTTTTTGATATTGTCGAAGGTTAGAAAATATGTTCATAATATTAAGCCATCATCAGTAAGTTGGGAACTTCTTCGTTGATAGCCTCCAAGTAAGCAACAATATACTTATCGTCACCATATCCAGCATATTGTCCCCAGATAGGCTCATCTGTCGTTTCATTATGACTATTGGGGTATGCCATATAGTAGTCAGTCAATTCTTCTTGAATTGCATCATACATTTTCCATATCTGACTTCTACTCGGGTTCTTGGCTTTGTCATCAAACTTCCAACGGAAGTATGGTGCAAGGGCTTTGATGCTAATACCCCCCCCCTTCATAGTCCTCTTTCATCTTAGCGATGAAGATATCTTGTTGTTCGAAGTGATCCATAAATCTGTGCTTTTTGTTAGTTGCAAAAGTACGAAAAGAGCATGGAATATAAAGGATTTTTATTCTCAAAAGTTGGATAATTTCCATATTTATAAGAACAAGGTTCTTTCATTGGAAAAATATATTTACCTTTGCAGAGTTCACAATTTATAAAAGGGAAATATGACTAATAAAAAGTTGAACCGAATAAAATCTGTTCTTGCAGATAAAGACAAAACAAGCAAATGGTTGGCAGAAGAACTTGGAAAAGATAAAACAACTATTTCCAAGTGGTGTACAAATACCAATCAACCTGATGTAGAAAGTTTGATAAGAATTTCCAAACTACTGAATGTAGGAGTAGAAGAACTTTTAGTAACCGAATAAGAATTTGCCGATGATGGTATGGAAGATGAAATTAACTTTTTGACTATAGCAAAGGAAAATCTAAAAGCAAAGTGGATAAAAAAAAACAACGAGAATGTCTGATAAAAAAATAAAGGTCTTTGAAGGATTTGCAGGCTATGACGGTGCTTTCTATGGACTAAAACGATTGAAATAGAATCTGCCTGAGTTTGACTATGAGGTCGTTGGTTATTCAGAAATAGATAGTAACAAAAACAACCTATATGTTCACGAATTTTGCCACTTTGTGATTGACAACCATAACAAACTCTTCGAGGCTTTAATGACGAAACGCTTACCCAACTGGCGAACACTTCGAAAGCAACTCAATGATTTTATTGCGTTGCCATACAAAGAATAATTATATTTACCATACTGTAATATGGAAAAGAAATATACAATCCCCACGTTGCCGCTACCATATGACTTGGAGACAAAGGCAGTACTGAAGCAACTCAATCGTGCCAACCGCAAATTGGCGGAGTTAAAAGGTGTAGCGCAAACCATACCTAATGAGCATATTCTCATTAGTACGCTCACCTTGCAAGAGGCTCGTGACAGTAGTGCGGTTGAGAATATCGTCACCACACAGGATGATATGTACCGTGCAGACCTCAACTTTGAGCAGACTGTGAAGAACGCAGCAGCCAAAGAGGTGCTGAACTACCGCCACGCTATGCAGACAGGCTTTGAACTTGTGCGCAAAAAGAAGTTACTGACTCTAAATACCATTAAGGATATTCAACAGACATTGGAGTTCAACAAGGCTGGTTTTAGAAGTTTGCCTGGCACGCAGTTAAAACGCTCCAATGGCGAGGTCGTCTACACGCCACCTCAGGACGGAGCAACTATTGAACGCTGTATGGGCAACTTGGAGCAGTTTATCAACAACGATGAAATGATAGACATCGACCCACTTATCAAGATGGCTATCATTCATCACCAGTTTGAGAGCATCCACCCATTCTACGATGGCAATGGTCGAACAGGTCGTATCATCAACATTTTGTATCTCGTTGCATCTGGTTTGCTTGACATCCCTATCCTTTATCTGAGCCGTTACATTACCCACAACAAAGCAGAGTATTATAGTCTTATCCAAGCAATACGTGATAAGGGTACTGACAATGCAGAGGAATGGGAGGCATGGATATTGTTCATGCTCAAAGGTGTGGAGGATACCGCAGACGAAACAATCCGATTGGTGAAAGCTATAGATGCTTTGATGGGTGAGTATAAGAAAGTATTGCGTCCTCTCTTCGGTAGGCAATACAAGCATGAATTGATTAACAACCTGTTCTCACATCCTTACACGAAGATTGAATATATTGAGCGTGATATGCAAGTAACACGCAACACCGCATCGAAATATCTCCAGCAGATAGTAGATGCAGGTCTGCTACACAAGGAGAAAGTCGGCTTGCAGAACTACTACATCAACAACCGACTGGTGGAAGTATTCTTGAATGTTTCAGAACAAGATGACCAAAAGTAGTATGCACAACAAATAGGCTTTTCACAAGCATTACATCCAAACTATGCACAAGAAATCGTATTTTCTTGTGCATAGTAGTTTTTATATGCACAAAAAAATAGCTTTTCTTGTGCATAGTCCATTTTACAAGCAAGCTTTGCATCTGCCTTGTGCGGCACCAAGACTTGCTTTTGCTGATTGATATCTTTATTTATGTTTTGCTATTTGTTTCCACTTCGCAATTGATAATGTTTCCATGCAGTACGATCTTTGTTTAATTGTAAATCTGCATTCCAAGCAACATTTTTTACATAAACACTTCCATTCCATTTATTTCAAACACGCACACATCTCTCAGTTGTCGGATTTCATTGCTATCCAGCAGCTTCATTCTTCGCGTGCCTTTGTAGAAGTCGTAGCGGAGAGAGATACAGCGGTGCCAGCATTGAATTTCACCCGAGCGCGTCCAGAGTTTGATGTCTACTGGTTCGGGAGATTGGAGTATACGTTTGAGCGTGGTGATGTGGATAGCGTGGGGCATTAGTCAAAAGTATTGTTGTAAACCTGGTTGAAGATATTATGTAAGCGAGAAATGGTGAAAGGAACCTGCTTGCGAAGCGGTTTCCACTTGAACTTCACATGGTTGTTCGCATTGGTGGCATCAGAAAGTTCACTTTCGATGTCAGTAATAAGAATGGAACTGCCCACAGGGAGTTCGGGAGAAATCAAGTAGAGTTTGTGAGACTGCAAAACCTGTGTAAGATGACGGGCAAAGGAATAGGAAAGCGAGGACGTCTCGCTCTCGTATTCTACCTCCGTGTTATCATCGTATGCAGAAGATTGTCCACAACATACGGCAAAGCTTCGGTCAAAAGAAACCTTGCGTTTGGTTTGAGCAGTGAGATACAAGGTATCACTCACATTGAACTCATTCTGAAAGATGAGCGTGAGCGTGGGAACTTCATCGGTCAAGAAGAACGTGAAAGTACGTTTCCCACGAAAGAGCGTAACAGACAAGAGTTTGCCCTTTACCCCTTGGGGCAAGTAACCCAATAGTTCCTCCTCGTTGATGTCCTCGAAACAAAAATCAAACTGCTTGGCAGCAATGGGAGTATCTGATATGGTAAGCGTTTCGGGCGCGTCTTTGTCCTCGCGCTGAATAACATACTGCGTGGCACACTGCCCCGTTTCACCGGGAAGAACAATATACTGCAAATCAAGCTGAAAGCCATGCGGCACCAAACGCACCGCGTGCGTGGTGAGAAAATGCGATTGCAAGAACAGCTCGCAGTTTGTCCTTAGCATTTGCAGTTTACAATAAACCAGAGTAAACTCGCCCAAAGTATAATCGTTGCGGTCCACCTGCATACGGAAACTGCACGTGACATGCACCAACTGCTTTGCCTCCATGTAGTTCTCAATAATGCTGCGCAAATCATAGATGCTCGCCTTTCCCCCATGGGCATAAAGCGTGGTGGAAAAAACAGGCGACTGACTGCGGTTGAGATAGATAGCCAAATACACGGAACTGCCTTGAAAGTCCGACATCTCGAATACATCAGGAATGCCCGAAGTGAAATCGTATGTCTGCGGATTAAAGTTGAAATTCATAAGCGTTAAAAGAAAAAGCCAGGGAACGTGATAACCCTCGCAATATCGCACAAACCTCGGGTTACGGAAAAGACCGCCCTTTCGGGCGATCCTTTCTTTCAGCTTCAAGCCGTGGCACTGGCTCTCTTGCGTGTAGTGCGCTTGGCAGCAGGCTTTCTCGTGCGCTTGGGTGTGGTGGTAGGAGTGGCAGAGGCGGGCTGCATGGGAGCAGGGGCAGAACCCTCGGGGGCGGTGGCGGGCGCCTTGCTTCGTGCAATCTCGTGGCTGACGCGGCAGAGGCAATTATCGGAGATGTTCAGCCCCGTGCGCTTTTTCAGGAGGAAGGCATAGCGCATAGCCTTGTATGGACTTTTGCAGTAGACGCGAGAAGTATTGTCACCGCTGATTGATACGACCCAGATGTGGGCTGTGGCTTCACTGATTTTGCCACTGGTGATGAGGATAAGATTGAGAGCTTTCATTTTCTTGTAAGATTTTAAGTGTGTGAACGATGTGGATTTATTGGAAGAGGTAAATTTCGATGTAAGAGATGTTGATCATGCTGTCAGCAGCAAGATTTTCAGCCATGGCGGTAGCTTCGGCATAGCTGTCAGCCTCGACTTCATATTCGGCATATTCGCCTTCTTCTCCATTAACCACCACCTGATAGATGTCGTGGGGGAAGGAAACTCTGCGCTTGCGATTGAAACCCATTGAAACGAACTCGGAATGTACAGCAGTGTGTGTCATGATAATTTATACTTTTGAATATTTTTTACTTGAGAAGGGGCATCGGGGTGCTCCCTTGATTTTTACGTGCAATTAAGGGCATGAAGTCATTAGGCTTGGAGGACAAGGGATAGCGCAAAAAATTTTCACCCTTCACGGGCTTGGAAAAAATGAAACAACGCGCCATTTTTTTCTGAAAAATTTTTGTGATAAGAGAAACGCGCCCTTGCCGCAAAGCCGCTTCATGCCAACTTTGCACAGGAAAAATAATGGGAGCACCTTGCTGCCCCTTGTAAAAAATGGACGATAGTATAAATATGACACACACTGCCCATTCCGAGTGCGTCAATGGAGTGGAAATCGTAGCAGAGGAGACGACCCCACGACATCTGTC